CGTATTATATATTACGTATTATATATTACGTATTATTATCATTTATTATATTGTTTTTAAAAGATTATTTACTTTAATGACTTTAAAACGCTTTAGAACTTTAAAAGACTAAAACCATTTACTTTATATAATTAAGTGAAACATATAACACACACGTGTTATTTATAACAATAAATAAAAGGGCGATTATAAAGCACTGAAACGCTTTTAATATTCAATGTGTGTTATATATCATCTATTACATTAAAACGCTTTAGTATTGGCTATTTACTTTATTAAAACGCATTTTATATCTGTTGGTGTTATATCATTTACTTTATAATGTAAGGGTATAGGGTGCTTTAATATGCTATATAGGTTAGTTATACTCAATAAAGATTTTCAAAATAATAAAACATTTGTAGTTATGTCAAATAATAGCAAACGGTAAATAGTTGACAAAATGGGGAAGAAACCGTAAAATACGCAATGTAGAAAAAAGGCAAGAAAAGATAGAAAAAGGAAAAGCGGATTAGAAAAGCATTAAAAAGGAAAAAAGCCTCGTAAAAATTTTTGGGGGGTAAAAATAATTGAAATAAGCTGATGTCAGTAAAAAGAAAGGGAGTGAGAGAATGCGTAAGGTTGAATATGAAGATATGCTGATAAACAATTTAGTTAAGGCAAGAGAAAAAGAAGTAAGTGATTTACAAAAGAAAGTAAGTCAGTGGCTAAGCAAGAAAAGTTATTTTGAAAAGCCGTTAGAGGACAAAAAAGAGTTTTTATTAACCAAAGAAGGAATCTTGCTTATAGAAAGCCTTGCTAAAAAAGATTTGTCGTTAGTGCAAATAGCAAACACTTTAGAAATCACACAAAGGGACTTACACGCATTTTCAAGAGAGAATCCCGAAATCTATGACGCAATAGATAGAGGAAGAGAACAAAAAGAGAATTTAGTTGTAGAAGCACTTTATGCGGCTGCACAAGATAGATATATAGAAGAAGAAACAATTTTTAAAACGAAAAGCGGTCGAAGTGATCGTGAAAGTGAAAAGATACAAACGTATAAGAAATTCATACCAGCAAACTTTAGAGCAATAGAATACATATTGAATAGTAAACGTTCAATGGAATATAGACGCAAGGCAGAGGAAGATTTATTAGATGAAAATAAACCTGCCGTTTTTGTAATTAAAATTGCTGGTGATGTCGATGATGGAAATACCGAATAACGAAATACAGATAGTAAAACCGTTTAAAGATATGTGGTTAACAAGAAAACAATTAGAAAAGAAATATAACCACGACATTTATCAATTTATCAATATAAGCGGTCGAGTTGCTGGTAAGACAATGAATTTTATTCAGCTGATGTTTTATAAAGGGTTGGCATTTCCTAAACACGATATAGTAGTATTAAGAGCGAATAGTTCGCAATTAAAGGAAAGCGTTTTCAAAGCGTTTCAGAAGTATTGTTTAGAGAAATTGCCGTTAGAAATATTTAGTAAAATCAAATTTAGAGCAAGTCCGCCTTTACAAATCACATTACCTGCTGGAAATAATATCTTTTTTGGTGGAGTTGGTATGGGAAGTAAAAGTGGTTCTAACCAATCTCGTGGTAAAGAAACTGATAAACCTATAAGTTTGCTGATAGTTGAAGAAACACAAGAGATTTTTAGTGGAAATTCACAAGGCGAAGAACTTTTAAAGCAAAGTATAGCAACTTATATGCGTTTTCTTGATGATAAAATCGGTTTTGTGATTTATGCTGGTAATAGAGATAGAAATGTTAATGGTAAATTCAATATTTGGGTGCGAGAAAAGGAAAAAGACAAAGATTTTCTTATAATTGAGAGTTCTTACTTCGATATTTATGAGTTTTTGAATCAAGCAACGTTGAGAATGATAGAACAAGAGAAAGAATTAAACCCAAATAACTATAAATATATGTATTTAGGGCAACCAATCGGTGGCGACGACCTTGTTTATGGTGCTTTTACCGAGAGTTTACACGTTTTACCTACAAGTTTTCAAGTAGATACAAGCCAAATATTCCAAGTTTATATAGGCGTTGATGGTAGTTCTACAAGAGATAAAACAGTATTTATGCCTATTTTTCACTTTAAAAACGCAAAATTCGTGTGTAAGTTAAGCGATATGCTGTATCACGATCCAAAAAAGAACGGAATTATTAGAAATAATATAATGGCTCAAAAGTATGTAAAAATATGGTTAAGAACTTTAATAGAGAAATATGCTTTATATAATGTAATGATTACATTTGTTATTGATGGACATAATGCTGACTTAATAGAAAATCTTGAGTTTGAATTATCGCCTTTCAATAATTTGAAATTCGTAAAGTTTACTAAAAAAGATTTAATAGATACAAGTGAAAAGGTAAATAATGCCTTAACACAAAAATTACTGTATTTTACTGATGAAAGTTGGAAAGAAATTGTTTCTAATCACGAAATTAGTCAGTATGTATTATTCAATGAGCTACAAACGGTTTGTTGGCGTGAAGATGATCCAAGCAAGTTTAACGACTTAATACCAAATGATATGTCTGACGCAATACGCTACCCAATCGCATATCATACAACAACTCCGTATCAAATGAGAGATTTTTCAAAGAAAGGTGGTAGTTAATTATGGGAAGTTCAGTTTCTTTAGATAGCACTATGAATATTGCTAATGAAATGACTCAAAGAGTTGGCTTTAACCCACAGGCGACTTATCACCCAATAATTAGAGATACATTTTATCAATTAGTTCCCGCTGATATGAAGTTTTATTACTATAACGCTATTCGCAGGTCTTTATATTGGTATCAAGGCTTTGTTCCTGAAATACATAACCCAAGTGTTGGTATTATGGCAACAGGTATTGGTAATACTATTGTTAAAGAAATCACTAAACTAATTATTGGTGGTAGAGCATTTTTTGTTAATAAATTTAAAGAGAAAAGTCAAAATAAAGTTATAAATGAAACATTGAAGTATTTTAATGTGTGGAGTGATAAATATTTATTCCAAAACATTTTAAAACAATTAGTTGAATATGAAGTTGCTGGTGGAACTGCTACTGTGGTTTCTTATGTAAATCAAAATCACGATTTATTCCCAATAATTTATCGTATCGACCAATTTTTCTATGAAGTTGATTTTAGCAACAAAGTTAGTAAATGGACTGGTTTCATTGGTTTTTATACAGCGATAGTTAGCAATGGTGCTGGTAGAAAGCCCGAAGAAACAAACTTTTATATGGTTGAAGAAAGATATTATGATGATAAATTAAAACCTATAAAGAAAATTGCATTAAAACGTTCAACATCTAACATCTCAACAGGCCAAAATTTTGATATTTCTCAAACAAACGATATGAGTTGGGAACAATTACCTAAAAATATTCAAAAACTTATCAAAAAAGATTTCCCTGATATTAAAGTTTGTATAGAACAACCAATCCGTTTTTGCGATGATTTAGGAGTTGATTTAGTTAGATTCACAACAAGCAATCGTATTCCTGAAGTTAAAATGGGCGAAAGTGCGTTAATGAACGTAATTAAGTATATGATAGACTACGAGTATGCTGAAAGTGCTTTAGATACTGATATGTATAATGGTAGAGGTAAAATCTTGATACCAGAGCAATTAAGAAACCCTACTGATACGGTTTATCAAACTTATTATAGCGGTTATGATAGTTTAATGTTTACTAAAATGCCGATGGTTAATACGGTAGATCAAAAACCAATATCAATTCAATTTGAATTAAGAGCTGATGAGTGGCAAAAGATTAGAAATCAAACGGCTGAAAAAATTGCTTCAAGTATCGGTGTTGGTGGTAGTGATATATTCTCTTATTTGCGTGACGCAACTGGTTCAAGCAAAACTGCGACACAAATTGCTGATGAAACAAGAAAAACATTATCATTTGTTGAAGAAAAGCGTGATATTTTAATGAATGACCTTGATCCATTCTTTACTCGTTGGTGTAAATACTATAATATGAAAGATAAAATCAAAATCAAGTTTAGTTCACAAAATCTTGTTAATAAAATGATTACTATTGATGAGATGAGAGCAAAACGTGAGATTGGCGTATCTACATTTGACTTATTTAAAGAAGTTTACCCTGATAAAGATGATGAACAAGTCCAAGAAATGGTAGATAGAAAGTTCAAAGAGCAAGAACGCATTAAACAAATGGAAACCGATAGTAATATTGACGCTTTTGAAACTCGAATGAGAAAGATAAACAACGGAAGGCAAGAAGGTGAAGGCATAAAACAACAACAAAAGTCGCCTGAAACTGCTGAAACCGAAGAAATCGAACTTGTTGAGTGATAAATTATGCCGAATTTATATGATAAAGTCGCTTTAAGAGAAGAATATCATAATAGATTTTTAGATTTACAATATAAAAAACGTAAGAATAAGAAAGATTTTATAATAATTGCTTTGCTTATGGTTTACTTTATGGAATATTTTACTAACCCTACCCCTGAAATTATTGAAACTAAAGCACCGTTTATTTTAAAAATTAAAAACATCGACAAACCAAAAGTAGTAGTCAATGCTGTCGAGAGTGCTTTACAAGGCGAAGGAAGGTTAGCAAAACACATAGATATTTTTATTGAAAAGAACAAAGAAGAAGTATCTTTCCTCAATCATATTATACCACAAAAAGAGCCAAAAATAAAGGAAAAACCACAAAATCGTAAAGAGAAATATTATCAAAACCTTAACGAAACAACTGATTTAGTAGAGCAAAATAATGATGTATCACTTGCTGTTAATAAACTCGTTTTAAATAAAAAAATGAAACAATGGAATACTCAACGAGATTCAAGAGTTAGAAAAACAACATTTCATAACGGAATTGATAGACAAACAGTATTTATTAACGATTATTTCTTTGTAGGTGATTCAAGAGCATTATTTCCAGCTCACAATACATTACCGCCTTATGAAAGACTTGGTTGTAGATGTTATTTAACCTATTATTAGGAACAAGGGCTTTATGCCTTATCATAAATATACGAAAACGGTTAGCCGATTACAAGGTGAAAGATTCAAAGAATAAGTAACTTTGTGTTTGATCCGTTAGTCGTAAGTAGTAAAGGAGTGATTAGATGTTCAAATTATTCAAGAAAAGAGGTAAAACTATGGAAGATGAAGTTAAAGTTGAAGAAACCAAAACCGAAGAAAACGTAGAAACCAAAGAAGAAACAAAAGTTGAGGAAGAAACTTTGGAAACTAAAACAACGGAAACTGAAGAAGTAATCAACGATGAGCCAAAGGTGGTTGTTGAAGAAACGGAAACGCAAGAAATTGAAGTCAAAGAAGATGAAACCGAAACTAAATTAAACGCATTATCTCAAAAGTTTGATGAAAAGTTAGCTGAAATTGATAGCAAATACGCTACCTTGCTTGAAAGTAAAAACAAAACAATAGAGGACTTAACAAAAAAAGTCGATGAGTTAGAGAAAACCTTTCCTAATCTCGGTGCTATTGCTAAAGCAAGGGCTGAAAATACATTAGATGAACGTGATAAAAAGCGTAAAGATGTCGTAGATAGTTATTTTAAAAACTAAAATTTAAACGAAAGAAGGAGTGAAATATTATGGCATTTGCAACTTTTACAGCCGTTAATGACACAGCTTTACACGTTGCTGTCAGTGAATGGATTATTGAACGTTTAGTTCAAGACAATATATACCGAGATGGTCTTGGTATCACACAAATCACTACAAAAGATGTTGGCGCAGGTGGCGTTCGTGTTCCAAAGGTAAAACCTTCAACTGGAACTTGGCGTAAACTTGGTGCTACTTCCAATGGAAATTGGTTTAATGGGGGTTCTATCGGTGCTATCGGTTTAGATGAAGAATTTGTTGAATTACTTTATGTATATGATATGCCTGAAGATGTTCCTGTATCACAACAAAAATTATCACTTGGTGGTTTATCAAGTGTAGAAATTAGAGCAAAAGAAATTGGCAAGAATATCGCAGTTGGTTTAAATGCTGGAACAATGGCTCATCAATTAGAAGCTGTTATTAACGCAGTTATTACTGCTTCGACTGAAACTGATAGAATTTATACTTACGTTGCTGGTGCAACTGATTCAACTGGTATCTTGGCAAAAATTATGACAATGAATGCTAAACTTGATAATGGCGATGGAACTTATCATCACTATTTTCCAAGAGAAGGTAGAATTTTATTGTTAAGACCTGAATCAATCGCTGAAATGCGTCAAAAAGGTTCAGTAATTGTCGGTGGTTCAAATTACGCACAAGAAATGTTAGCAAGTGGTGCCATCGATCCAAACACAGTTTTACCAGAAGTTCACAACGGTTATGTTGGTATGCTTGATAACGTTCCTGTTTATAAAGCAACAGCAAAATTATGGAATGAAGCTGAAACTTGGTTAGGTGCTGACGCTGGTTATCTTGCAAACATCGCTGGTATTTTGTGTTCACATATCGCAACTGGTAGAGGACACGCATTCCCAGACCAAACAAAAGTTATTGATTCACCAAACGGACAAGGGTTGAGAATCCAACCATTATCTAATTTCGGTGTTAAAGTATTTTTCGAGGGTGGAATTAAATTATTAGCAAGTGCAGCGTTTACTGAAGGTGCTACACCATTAGCAGTATTGCCTGAAGGTTCGCAGGAGTAGTAATCCCTGAGTCTATTAGTTTAGCGACCGCTGGTGACGCAGTGGAAGTTGACGAAGGGGCTACATTATTATTTGCCGCAACGGTATTGCCGTCACTTAACTCACTTGACTACATAATCAAGTGGACAGTTGACGATGATACTTATGGTGATGTAACTAATGTATATACTGAAGGATTAACTAATACCTTAACTGGTATAGCAGCTGGAACTGTAACAGTAACTGCTGAAGTTATGGACGTAGTATATGTAAATGGTAGCAGAACTTATGTGTCATTTGATACACCAATAACTGATGATGTAGAAATCACAGTTAATGCAATTTAGCAATACATACTAATTTAGGGCGATAATTTCATAAAGGGTTTATCGCCCTTTCTTATAAAGCGAGTAGTATTATTCAAGTGCAACTCTTGAACGCTTTACCAAAACGAAAAAAGGAGTTTAAAATGAACGAGAGAGATAAAAAAACAATAGAAAAATTAGACAAGTTTTTAAGTGAAGAAGTGCATAACATTGAAATTGATGATGATATTTTAGAATTAACACTTAAAGCAAACGAATTTTATTCAAAAGCAATTAAGAAATATCTAAAAACAGTTTCTGTAATTGAGTTTAATACAATAAAATTTATTAAAGAACAATTTGGAAAGTTTGAAAATAGAACTGATCTAAATAATTTTATCGTTCAAGCAATTAAAGATTTAAAAGACAAAAAAGAATTAACTAATGTTGAAGAAATCGAATTAAAAACCTTAAAGAAATTCAAAGAACAAGTTTTAGAAGGAAAAGGTAAGGAATATGATATTACAAAAGGTTTCGGTTTTGAATATGATAAAGATATTAAAGCAGATTTTGAACCTATTGAGTTTAACAAAGAAAAAATAGAAGCGTAAAGGGGTGGAAATATGCCTAAAAAAACAACCGCTATGAGTTATGATTACAACAAGCATTTATATATACTTAATTTTGAATATGTAAATAGCAAATTTGGGCTTGATTTCGTTGAAAAAGAAGGTAGCACAGTCAAGGCGAAAGACCGTATGTATCAAATCTCACGCACAATTTATAATTATATCTATGCTCACACTCACTATATTAAGCCTATGGAACGTTGGTTAGCGTTAGATGAAGAATTAAGACCAACAATTCAAATGATATTAGAAGAACAAGCAAGGTATGAATACGAAATGAGTGCCGAGTTTTTGTCGTATCAAAGTGGTATCAATGTATTAAATGGCATTATCATACCTTTAGACAAGTTTCGTGGTGTAGCAAGAATAGCGCCTGAAGCTGAAAATCTAATGCGACATAATCGTTTGCTTTATCAAGGACAACGTTTCTTACTTGAAAAAGAGTTTGATTACGATGAGGAAAACTACTAATGGCAAATATTGGTGCTGGGGAAACCAGAAAAGCGTGGCTTGTTAAAAGCGAAGATGTAAACGTTGTTGATAGTATGATTAAAGACACTGAAAGTATAACTGTTGTAAAAAAAGAATATTCTAAAATGTTTAAATATAGAGCATTAACAGCAACCGAAATGACTTATCAACCGTTATCAAGTTGGTTAAAAGGCAAGTATGACAAGGTTATTTTTACAAGTGATACAGCAATTCAACCTAACGAAAGAGATAAAATCTTGTTTGAAGATGGTAGATATTTAAGAATCACACGAAANTTACCGCAAGAACAAATTGGTTTCTTTGCTATAAGCAAAAAGTTTCCATATATTTTAGAGTTAGAATAATGAATATTACTATTCATATTGATAGTATAGTTTCGGTTGGTATTGCTATGTCTTTAGCGCCTTATGACACTGGCAATTTACGTTTTAATGCGATTAAAAGAATTGTGAATCCGCAAGGGTTTACTGTAAGATATTCACTCGCTGACGCTTTTTACATATATTTTCTTGAAGAAGGCACAAGCAAATCGTTACAACATCAAGGTTTTATAGCAAACCGCACAGTTCCAGCAATAGCAAACTACCTTTATCAAAAATATCAAACACAAAACAAAAAACAAATAAGCAAATGGCAACGGATTTCTCGTGAAGCAACGAATGATATTGATATTGATAGTGAAAAACGAAGTATAAGAAATAAAAGAAGTTTAAACCTTGATTTAGAAAGCATTAGTTCAAAAGAGAAATGGCAGCACAATGAGTTCATAGAGCAATTTGACAAAGAATGGAAGCGAGATGATTTCTTTGATTAGTGAAGTTATTAGAAATGCTATTGAAACTAAACTTAATAATAACACTGAAAACCAAGTATTCGTAGTTGGTTCTTACGCATATTTAGAAGATAAAAAAGCCGATTTCGTTTATAACATTAGAAGTGGCTATAATTTAATAGAAAACAATTATATACCTGTTTTAATGGAGTTTACGGCTGATTACGAGCCGATACCAGCGACTTTAAGTGGTTTTGNGACTATAACACTTACTTTCCTTTTAAACAGCGATATACAAAGCGTTTTTGATACTCAATTAGAAGCAACCGAAGAAATTGTGGCAAAGTTAGTTGGTAATCAAGAGAGTTTAACTGATGGTTCTAAAAGTTATAATACGGTTTGGAATATAGACGCTTTATTACCAAGCGGACAAACAAGACTATTAAACGGAAATTATTTCACGCAAATAGCAACCACAGTTTATGTAGATTTTAGTGATACTTATTATTACGGGAACAGATACACTTACAAATTAGGCACAAGTTCATCAAGTATGAATGTTGTTAAGCCTTTCACTGGGGATCTAACAAGAACTAATATTGAAAATTACCCACACAGAATTAGCGATGGCGAAGCAAGAGGTGGAAATGAAGAAAGTTCTTGGAGTATGGAATTAAGCGTTTATGTAGATTCTTTTATTGAAACTAACTTTTTAGAAAAGATTTCAAGCAACAGTTATGATTTAAGTGAGAAATGGTATTTTCAAGAGTTAGTAAACGGAACAGTAAAAAACCAATTTTGGGTTCACGCTAAAGCGGTAACAAGACCTATTATACTTGGTGAAAGACAATATCTAACACTTACCTTATTCAAAAGCGATTATGAGGAGTAGGTGATATTATGCAAGATTATAATATCAATGTAAATTATAATAATGTTAGCACTGAAACAAAGCAAACAAGTCCTAACTATCATAAAACACAAATATCAAGAAAAACACAAATCAAAGGTGCTGAAGAAAAACACACTAAAAGCATTACGAGTTTTAATAAGACGGTAGCCGTTGGTTTAACGGTGGCGACTAAAGTAAACCAATATGTAGGCGAATTAACCGAAAACACAGTTACTCAAAAGAAAAGACAAGTAGGTATTGCGTTTGTGGGGATTGCTGCTTTAACGGCAAAAAACCCTATAATGGGAATGGTTGCTTTGGCTACTTATGTAGGAAATGCTGCTATTCAATACAATATTACGGCATACAAAGAAAACTTGACAGCTGATTTTATGAAATCGTTGAGTGGTGGAGTTTATAACACGAGAAAGTAGGTGGTTTAATTGGCTTTTAATTATACAATAGAAATATATGAAAAAAGTTTGATGACCGCAGTTAAGCCAGATATGTTAGCTGAAACTATCAAGTTAGATGAGAGCCTTGATAGTGGTGTTATGACAATTCCAAGATTAGCAAGAAAAGAAGCGTTTAAAAGATTTTCAAGAGTAAATATTAGAATCTATGATGTAGCAGTTTTAAAAAGAGAAGTAGATTATTTAATATATAGTTCAAAAAGAGAAATAGGGCAAAAAGGCACAACAAACACATATAATCACACTTTAGCATTGATAGAGCCAACTAAATGGCTTGAAAAGTTTATTGTAGGTAGTTTAACTTTCTTGCAACCATTAGATAGTGTTAAATATTATCTTGATGATGTTCTTGAAAGAATTAGAAATCTTACGCCTTTAGTTCCATATAACCAAATAGTTGATACAAGGTTGTTTGAATATGATACTGAATTTCTAACCGCTATTGCTGATGTAATAGCACCACAACTTTATTTAGATAAGAAAAACTTGCGCGAAGCATTGTTTAGCGTTTGTAAAGTTGTAAATGCGATACCGAGAATGTATTATGATGAAGGTTGGAAAGTAAAAGGCGATTTTGTTAATCAAAGATTATTAGAATTTGATATAGAGAGTAATATTATTGATTATACTGAAGAATCCAGTGGTGAAAACTTTGCCCAAAGCATTGAGAGTTTTCAAGAAAATGTTATTCCAGAACAAGACCAACCAAATGTATATGAAAGCTCAATTACTGAATATATCTCATATCGTAGTGATGAAATAATTGTTGGTGAAAGCAATAGAAAATTAACATTAAATAATCTCGTGGAAAGACTTGAAAGTATTAAAGCGTTGGTTGCTGTTAGTAGTTCTGCGATAGTTGAAGTTGATATAACCGATTATTGTTATGCTAAAGATGTTTACGACCAATTAGATTTTAAGGGCGGAATAGGCACGAAACAATATGCGTGTTTTTGGAGTTATAAACAAGATTATATAGATGGTTTAAATACTGCTTATAATATCTTTGGAACCAAAATGGCTATTCAATATATTTTAGATAGTGCAGTAAGTATTCAATTTAGCGAAACGGTTTACAATTATGATGATACGGTTTTCAAAGTTACTTATAGACCTTATATTGAAAATATGCGTTCTATTCAATATCGTAAGTTTCAAGACCAATATGAATTGACTGGCGATATGTTTGATGAATATTCAGCAATTATTATAAATCAAGTGGAACGGATCAATGAATTATATGACTTAACCGAAAACCTATATGGGCAAATTCAACGAACTGGCGTTGAAACGGTAATGATAACCAAGAAACACAATAATTTAGATAGATATAATAGTTCAACAAACCCTGATGGTTTATATGCGATAGGCGATTATACTGAAGATAATTATTTCGTAACAAAGACTGAATTTGCTTATTTTAAAACATTTGTTATTGGTAGATATGAGTTAAGCAAAAATTGGAATAGAATTTCACAATTTATTCAAATTGACAAAGAGTTTAGACCATACGAAATTGCGATAACCAAATCTAATTTCACACTTAAAAGAGATGTATTATTACCAATAAGATTTATTGAAATAGGAAACGTTAGCAAAACAGCAACATTAGATACGGACTATGCTAATTTAAGAGATTATTTTATGAACACATTTAGATACAACACTTTCGATTTACCTTACTCAAGTGCGGTTATTAAAATGAGTGATAGTGTATCTTTTGGAAAAGACGGTGTTTATAAACCTTTAGTCTTGCTTGGTGAAAAGAATACGATTAAATTCAAAGTAGATTTCTTTGATACAAAATTAGCGGGGAAAAGTGTTGTAGCCCAAGATACGGGGTTGGCAATTGCGGAAACTCAAAAAGGTATTTACTATACAAACGCAGATGGCAGTTTCGATTATATAAAAATTGAATTTTACCAAAGCTATTGGGAAGAAACAGTGCATTTCTCGGCTTCATATATAACATCAAGAGAAAAAATGGCAAATGCAACCAAGATAGCAAACGAATACCCAAAAATAACCACCGAATATAGCAACGACAAATTAAGGGTTATATGTGAGGGTTTTATTGAAACACCATATTTAGTTGATACATACGAAGATATGATAGCTGAAACTGGTATTATTGGTGCTTATTATATGCCAACAAGTGGAATACAAGCATATCGTTTGTATTGGTGTATTGACGCATTTAATTATACTCCAAGCGGTGATAGCGGTTATATAACTCATATTGAAAGGCAAAAACGCTTAACATTACCTATTTATAATCTTGACAAAGACGCTGGGGAAGTTTTAGGTTTAGAAATTATTTTGCCAATGTTTCCAAGCCAAGATACAGCACAAAACTTTATTTTAGGTGATATGCTTGTTAAAGGAAATGCTTTGCTTAATGAAATAGCAACAGCAAAACAACTTTATTGGCAAACAAGGACAACACGTTTTACGGAGTTTGAAACAAATAATATTGGTATGAACGACAACCAAACTGCTTTATTAAATGCGAATATAATTGATAATTATATAGAAATCCCAAGTGCTATTTACGCTGAAAATTATTTTGCGATAACTGATAGCAGTGGTAATGTTTACTTGTTAGTGAATCGGCAAAATCTTGATGGCACTAAAACAACCATTACAAGAATTTATTTTAATTTCATTGAAAGTTTAGCAACTATTACACCACCTAACTTCTATTCATTAAATGTAGCTATACCATTTGCTTTAAACTTGTTTGTTGATATATTGACACAAGAAAATTATGAAGTTGATGTAGATGTAGATTTAATTCTTGGTTTAACTGTTACTGTCGAAACTATTTTAACTCAAATAGTTAATATACAAACTGAATTTAAAGTTGCGGTGGCAATAAACGCTTATATGGGCTATAAAGCGTTTGAAGAAAGCGATGTTGATTATTACAATAGTGCTTCAACTAAAGTTACAAGATATGTAGATACAACTCTTTCACCAAAGCCAA